ATTAAACGCATGTTCTTTAATCACTTGTTCCGTCCTTTGGAAGACTACCGCAATATGACGGCCTTCGAAGCGAACGAACGTATGACGAGTGATTTAATGACCCTCTCCCCGTTTGTATCACGGTACATCGAGGAGAAGGTCAACCCTACTATGACCACGGTGTTTGCGCTCTGCCAGCAGGTTAAAGACCTTATGCCTGAGATTCCTGCTGAGTTGGCCGATGATCCGAACTTTGAGATTGATTATGTTGGCCGATTGGCTCTTGCCACTAAGAACTTTGAGGTTCTTGGCGCAGTTAATACAATGCGGGTAATGGGGGAACTTGGTCAGCTTGTTCCGCAACTGGCTGAATGGGGAGATAATATTGAGCCCGATAAGCTTACCCGTGAAATGTGGTATGCAAACTCATCTTCTATGAACGCCCTGAAAGACCCGAAATCGGTTGAGGAAGTTCGTGGCGAGCGCAAAGCACAACAGCAACAGCAACAGCAGATAGAGAACCTTGCCCCTGTGGCCGATGCTGCGCAGAAGATGTCTGGGGCGGTTGACCCGTCCTCCATTGTGGAAAGTTTAAGAGAAGGTTAAAATATGGACGAGAAACTGATTGGCGCGTACAGGTTCGTTTTCCGAACTGGCGAGGGGCAGACTGTGCTTGATGATCTTCGCACTATTGCCGGAGTAAATGAACCATTCGGTGCAGACCTGACAGAAGGGCAGTTGCGCCACCGCGCCGCATTTGACGATTTCTTCCGATACATCGAGCAGATGATCGAGATGGAAACTAAACCAAACAAGGAGTAAGTAATGAGTGAATCAGTTGAACAGCCTGCCGTAGAGCAGACACCTGTAGCAACCGAGGAAGCAGCACCAGTAACAACCGAAGCAACCAAGTCATATGTCAACGAGGACGGCACGTTTAACCGCGATGCATTCCCAGACGACCTCGGCAAACATTCCTCTTTTGATAAGTGGGGGAATATCGAGGAGTACATTAAAGGCTCAATCAATCAAAGCAAGTTTGTCGGGCAGAAAGCCGAAGAGTGGTGGAACTCCGATGACCCTGATGTTGGAGCAAAGAAAGCACAGATTCTTGGAATCCCCGATACAGCAGACGATTACGAGGTTGCATACCCCGAAGCATTTAGCGGATTACCAGAAACCAACCAGGATGCAATCAAGGCTTATTTCGAGGACTCGGCAAAGTGGGCACATGAGAATGGCGTTCCAAAGGAATTGTACGAGAAGTTTGCGGCGCGTGACCTTGAGCGGGCAACAAGCGTTTACAATGAACAGCTTCAGGCGCAGGAGGATGCTTTTGCGGATGCCACCGATGCTTTGAAGCAGGTATGGCGCGGAGATCAATATGAAGAAAACGTGGAAAAGTCTGACAATATGGCTAAGTTTCTCGGAATGGAGATTCTCATTCCTATCATGGAAGCCAACCCAGAGGTCAGAAAGGCATTCTTTGATGGTGCGTCGAAGATAACAAGCGACGATACGATCATTGAAGCCAAGCAGAAGGAGAGCTTTGCGACACTTAACGAGCAACTTGATGATATTGACGACAAAATGCTGGCTTATGACGGGCCAACAACTGATCGTGCATATCAACGGATGCTTGATAAAAAGATGGCAATGCTGGCTAAATTGTAATTTGTTGGAAATTTAGATTGACAACTGTTTAGATTCAGTCTAATTAAGTAAGTCAAGACCGCACGACAGACACCTCCTGATGGTTTAGGAGCCTGATAAGTACGATCAAGGTGAGAACCTTAAATCAGGCAAGACCCCGTTTAGCGGGATACTCAGAGCCGACTGAACTTGAGTATATAATTAACTAAACCATTAGGAGGTTTAACATGGCTACTGATAATCCCAGTAACTTTAATGCAACAGGATTTGAGCGTTCTATTCGCCGTACTGTTGAGTTGAAAGGCGGTAACATGCGTCAGGTGGCGCAGATGGCTTCTGGCGATCTCTACCGTGAAGAAGGTGTGTATCCGCGAATTACAGGCGGCGGAATCCCCACCAAGATTACTAACCGCGCACCGACCACCCCGAATTCTGAAGCAGATTTCAGTAATCGGCGTGTAACCCGTGCTGACTACCACGATGCTACGATTAATATGGATCGTCAAGATCTTGACCGTATCGTTGCTGACCCGCGTTCTGAAAAGAGCGACATCATCCTTCAGAAGTTCAAACGTCTGGAAGATATTGTATATCAGCAGGGAGCACTTGGTTCTGCACAGGGCGGCGACCTTGGTCAGACTGCAACTGCATTTGACACTAACAACATCCTTGACGTTGCTACTGGCGCGGCATCCGGCAAAACTACTGCTGGCTGGAACTACGAGAAACAAAAACTGATGATTAAGCAGTTTGGTGAAAACCTCGTTGACCTGTCCGCAAATATGCCTTGCATCATCATGGCATGGGCGCAGTGGGAAGACCTGATGGGTGATGACAAGTACATCAACCGCGACTATAATAGCACCACGCTTCCTGGCGGCGGACTGTATGTTCCTGATTTCATGGGATGTAAGTTCATTGTTAGCGAACTGGTTCCTTACATGAACACTGCTGGTACTGGATTCAACATTGCCGATACAGACATTTCCGCCGCTGGTGGATGGACTGATACCGACAGCACCGACATCCGTGCCGTAATTGCTACCACGAAGGATTCGACTCTGCTTGAAATCAAGCCCGATATCCTGACTCGCGTTGGCGAGAACCCAAGTCTGTCCTACCGTATGCAGGTTTATATGGAAATGGGCCTCGGTTCTGTTCGTCTGGAAGAGGAAAAGGTTATTGCCGTTCCTTGTGACCAGAGTGTTGCGTAACTTTAACTAGGAGATAATAAGATGGCTAAAACTGACGTAATCACAGCAATCGACGCAGCTAACCCTGCTATCGTTAATCGTGTAGAGTATCGCGGTAATGTTCAGCATATCCCGTTTGAGTTCACTACGGATGCGGTTTATTCCGCAGAGGCATTGGAGATTTCCAAGAAGCTTCCGAGTGATTCTTATGTGATTGGTATTGAGCTTGCTAACTCTGCAATCGCATCTGGTGAACTGGACATCGGATACACTGGCGATGCGGATGCTATCATCGACGGCGCAGACCTGACTTCGGCGGGTACTGTTTCGTATGTTGGTGCACCTGTATCAGTAGGTGGAAAGGCACTTATTGGAACCCTGACGGGAACCATGAGCACCGATTCCATTGAAGGATATATCCTGCTTGTAACAAACGAAGCCTAAAGAGGGGTTTGGCTTGGGGGCTTCGGCCCCCTTGCCCCTTTAATTATGGCAACCACTAAAACAGATATATGCAATCTAGCCCTCTCCCTTCTTGGGGATGAGCGTATGCAACTGACCGATGTTGATACAGACGGCGATAAGGTTGCCCGTCAGTGCCTCCTGCACTACGATATTACCCTTGAAGAGATCACACGCCTCCACACATGGAACTGCTCTAAGAAGCGCGATGAGCTTACTGTAACCGACTATACAGAGCACCACTGGGACTCGCAGGCTGACATTCCAACCGACAGCATTCGTGTGATCGGGATAACAAACAACAACACTTTCTACCGCATGTTGCGGTTCAATACCGATTGGGCTATAGAGGGCAGTTTAATCCTTTCCAATAGCTCAGAGATGTTCGCTCTGTACCAGAAGATTCCTGACATTGCTGATATGGATGCGCTGTTCCTGAGAGCCTTTTACACCGCCCTGGCGATTAAGATTGCAATCCCGCTGACGGGAGACAGGAAGATTCGGCAGGAACTCATGGCAGAGTTCGAGCAGATCATTATGCCGGAAGCGCGGAGAGTTAACGGATTTGAGGGCTACGAGCATCCCGTGGTGGACAGCGAGTGGCTTGAGGCAACAATAACCCCAACAACAGGGATTGAAACATGGCAGGCTTTGTCTGTCGGTGATCTCCCGCTATAAGGAAGTTTCCAATGAAGGTACATGAAGCATCAAAGGCCAAGAAGATGAGCAACAAAGAGTTCCTTGCGGAGTATGGCGAGGAGTTTAATTTAAAATCTCACATGAGCAAACTTCCAGTAGAGCTTGAAGCCGAGTTGTTCGGAGAGGAAAAAAAAATCGAGGAAGCCGTTGAGGAACAGACGGAGACAGTTGATAGCGCAGAAGCAGTTGTGGTAGAGGTTGAACCCGAACCCGTTGTTGAGATCGAATCTAAAGAAGAGTGTCCCGTATCTCTTGAGGAGTTGCAGGGCGGGATTAACGGTCTTGGCGGAAAGTACAAACATTACAAGTGGAAACATTTACTAGATGCCTAAGAAAGCGATAAATAGTTTTAACGCTGGGGAGCTTTCCCCGTATTTATACGCCCGTTCAGATTTAGATAAGTATCAGAGCGGGTGTTTAACTATGGAGAACTTCACTCCGCTGCCGTATGGTGGTGCTACACGCCGTCCCGCGATTGAGTACATTGGTGATTCAAAGCAGGA